ATGTATTTTGTGGCGGTACGCCATGTCAAGCATTCAGTATTGCTGGCAACCGAAACTCTCTTGATGATGCAAGAGGAAACCTTTCACTCATTTTTTGCGAGATAGCAGATGCCATTGACACAGTTAGAAGTATTCCAACCATTATCTTCTGGGAAAACGTCCCAGGAGTTCTCAACACCAAAGACAATGCCTTCGGATGTTTTCTTGGAGAACTCGCAGGAGAGGATGGTGAGCTTAAGCCAGCAGGGAAAAAATGGACAAACGCTGGTATGGTGCTTGGACCCAAAAGAACAGTCGCGTGGCGCGTCTTCGATGCCCAATATTTCGGACTGGCCCAACGACGCAAACGTGTGTTTGTTGTCGCAAGTGCTAGAGACGGGTTTAATCCCGCAGAAGTTCTTTTTGAGTTCGATGGCTTGCGCAGGGATACTGCGCCGGGCAGAAACAAGGGGGAAACAACTACCACCAATGTTGAAGAAAGCGTTAGAGCATACAACAAACAACGCATAGGTGAATACAGCACTGAAGATGTTGCTAGCACCTGTGCGGCTAGGGATTATAAAGATGCGACTGATTTAGTTGCTTACAACATAACTTTTTGCGATGCCAACGGCACACGAAAAGACCGACCAGATGGCGGTTTGTATGTGAATGAAACCGATGTAACAAATACGTTAACTAACGCTGGTGTTGGTACAAATGTTGTTCATCCAGTTTCTTGCGAACATTTCAAATCGGTATATGAGATGCACGCTCAAGACGCTAGAGTTCAAAATGTAGGTGATGTGCTACCAACGATGTCAGCAACTTATGGTAGTGGTGGTGGTAATATTCCAGTTACTTACGGTATTCAATCAACAGTAATTGGTCGTAAACCAGAGAACAAACCGCAAGGCAGTGGATATTCAGAGGATATTAGTTTTACGCAAACCAAAACAGATGTTCATGGTGTAGCGCATCAAATGGCAGTCCGCAGATTAACGCCAACAGAGTGCGAACGCCTCCAAGGATTCCCAGATGATTACACAAAGATTCCTTATAAAAATAAATCGGCTGATGCCTGTCCCGACACACCTCGATATAAGGCACTAGGAAATTCATGGGCAGTACCAGTGGTTGCGTGGATTGGTGAGCGTATAGCAAAAGAGGTAGCAAAATGACCAAAGACGAATGTTACAAACGCCTTGAGATGGCGCAAAAGAACAAAAAGGAGCTGAAGAAAATTAAACTTCAACTCCTCAAAGAAATCGAGCAATTAAAGTTAATGCTTCGCGCACTGGAGGAAGGGTAATGCAAATCGATGACGTTGCGGCGCTAATGTTCTATATCGGGATACTATTTTTAACAGGAATTTGGCTATGTCATTAGTAAAACCCGTATCACCAGTGACGCCTGCGCCAACAACGGTTGACTGTAAACATGACCATTGGCGCATATATAATAGCCTTGGCTACCGCGAATGTGACCGCTGCAAAGAACGAAGACCCATTTTTAATGATATACGGCACCAAAGATGAACATTTCACAAATATTTATAGGGCTTAGCCCTTTTTTAAAAGACAGATTTACTAGCGAAATGTTTACGCTTGGCTTAATTAATGAGCTTAACGAGCAACGCTTTCGTGCTAGATGCCGGCGCTTGATACGCCAGCACAACGGCGAAACGCGCAAGCTATATAAAGCGCTAAACAACCTATCGATGAACGACAGAGTACGATTTTTTGACGTGGTAAGTGGAAATGAAAGATAAAGATTTAGAGATTATAAGAAGCGCGATACGATACAACAGTAACACCGGACACTTCTTCAAAGGCGGCGCAAATACGCCTGCCGCGCTTAACTGGAAAAACAAGAACGCCACCATTAACGTCAAGAAAAGCGGTATGCACTCCTACTTTCTAGCGTGGAAGATTGCCGTGTTTTTAGCTTATGGATGGTATCCCGAACATACTGACGCAGTAGAGTATTTAGACGGCAACCCGTGCAACTTAAGCATTAGTAACATCAAGGTTATTAAAGCAGGCGAAGATGAAATGACCATGATTGACTTTTGCGACGAAAACGATTTGCGCTACCCTAGCGTGTCAGCGCTCATGCGCGGAGAACCGTTTATTCGTCGAATAGAAAATGGATACTCTCGCGCGTATTTTCGTAAAAGTTTACTGGAAGCAAACTGCGCTAAATTGATGGCTAAAAAACAACGTGACGAAGAAACCAGAAGCAAACCTAAACGCCCAATGGGCAGGCGACGTAATCAGCATTTTATGGAATTTCTAAGAACGCACTATTTAGTGCCTAAACGTTGGGAGATGACGCTATGTTAAGAGGTGACAGTGTACATGAGAGCGATAGTGTAAACGCGCCAGCACATTATCAAGGCGACAAGATGCAGTGCATCGACGCGATGGAAGCAATGCTTACGCAAGATGAGTTTCGTGGGTATCTGCGCGGTAATGTTTTTAAGTATCAATGGCGCTTTAGAGAAAAAGGCGGTGTTGAAGATTTACGCAAAGCAAGATGGTATTTAGACAGACTAATCAAATTGGAGAATTTCTAATGTACGCATTTAAAGGTTACCCAGTAGACCAAGACCCAACTATCAAAGCGCTACGCGATGATGATATGGAAAACTACATGAATTTGCTCAAATGGCTAGACACTGTGCCGTTTATCCCCCTGAAGGTAAGCGACATTGTGTTGCCTTGGCGGGATAGATGAAACCAAAGCTCAAAACGATGAAGGGGGTGTGGATATGCTATACCCCCTGCTGCACCATTCCAATGATGGCAGACCACCCACAAACGGCGTATTTAAGATGGAAATTTATCAATGCTAAGACCCAATCAGATAGAAGCTGTTGCCTTTTTGAGCCAAATAGACAAGGGCATGATTCTCGCCCCAGTGGGGGCGGGCAAAACAGCGATAACGCTAACCGCCATGCAGCAAGCGCTCGACACGGGCAGAGTACGCCGGTTCTTAGTGATAGCGCCAAAGCGTGTCTGCACGGACGTGTGGACGATAGAGCCGGCCAAGTGGGTGCCAAATCTGACAGTATCTATCGCCGTTGGCTCTTACGCGCAGCGGTTGATAGCGTTCAACAAACCAACGCAGGTAGTGGTGACTAATTACGATACGCTGCAAACAACGCCTCCGTTGGCGGGGTTTGACGGCATAGTGTTTGACGAGTTGACGGTTTTAAAGAACCCCTCAGGCAAACGCTTTAAAGCGCTATTTGGGTTAATCAAAGACTTTAAAGTTAAGTGGGGGCTTACCGGCTCGTTTACTAGCAACGGACTTGAGGACGTATTTGGGCAATGCAAGATAGTGGACACAGCGCTACTTGGAAAATCTAAGACCGCCTTTCTTCAAACGTATTTTGTGCTTCTTAACAAAGACTTTGGTGAATGGGTAGCTAAGTCCACTTCACTGCGTGATGTGATGTCGGAAATTAAGCCTGCAACGTATCTTATCGACACGCAAGAGTATATGGATACTTTGCCTCCGCTTAACGTTGTGCCAGTCAAATGCGCGATGGACATGAAGCAGTACAAAGAGATGAAAAAAGACTTTGTGGTGTATTACGAAGAAAAAGAAATCATAGCGGTTAACGCCGCTGTGGTGGTGAACAAACTGCAACAAATGGCAAGCGGGTTTTCCTACATTGAAGGGCAACCTGCCGCATGGTTTTCGCGCCACAAGTTTGACCGACTAGACGAAATACTTGAGGAGAATCAACACGCCAATACGATTATTGTGTACAACTTTCAAGCAGAGCTTGAAGAACTTAAACGCCGATACCCTAATGCGCGGACAATTGACCAGCAAGGTGTTATCTCATCGTGGAACGCAGGGCGAGTAGAATTGCTACTCGTCCACCCTAAGTCAGCAGGGCATGGGCTTAACCTTCAATTTGGCGGCAGTAAAATGGTGTTCCTGTCGCTTCCTTGGTCACTTGATAGATATGAGCAGACCATTGGACGATTGCACCGTAGTGGACAAAAGAACGCCGTATATTGCTATGTACTGCTAACAGATAAAACCGTAGACGAGCGCATATTTGCAAGTCTACATGACAAACGCGCAATTTCAGATATTGCCTTAGAGGAATTAAAATGAACAACTTAACATGGCGCGACATCTTCTTTAATTTGAACAATTACACAGAAGGTGAATTACAGGTGATGATTGAATCAGAGCGTCACGGTAAACGTAGACGCTCTATCTTAGTGCGATTGCATCAGCGCTATTGCATCCTTCGTGCAACTCGTGAACGTGATGATTTACTCGCTTAAAAACAACTCCGCTTCTGCATTTCTGCGTCGAGTAAGACCGGCTAATACTTTACCGCCAGCCTTGTTCCAGCGCAGAAACTGCGCCGCTATTTCAGACTTAGGTTCGTCGGCTTTTAGCATCTTAACAAGCGTTGACGAAACAAAGTTGCCCGTGCCAATGTTATAGCAAAAGCATACCAGCGCATCAAACTCGTTCTGCGTTAGCTCGACCTTAACCGCGTTTACAGCGTGTTCGTATGGGGCAAGCGTTTGCGCAAGCAAATGCAAAGCCGCTGCTTCGGTTGGTAGTGCCTGATTGACTTTCACAGGTGTTCCATCAGCGTAGCGAGTTGAGCCTATGCCAATCGTCCACACGCCCGCAGGGCATTTATATGACAATAGCTTACATCCTTCAAATTCTTTAATTAGGGCTAACCCTTTTTCACCTATCTTCATTTCTTTTCCCGTAGCAATAGAATAGTGGTCAGTTTTTGCGTCAGTCTTATCATGTCATTATCCAGCACCCGCACTTGGTCGATTAGCTCAATTAGCGCGTCTGTGGCTTCTTGCAGAATAGGCTTTACGACGGTGGTTGCCCAAAGCCATACAAAGTAGACAATATAGCCCATGCCGCCAGCGGCAATAATTGGGAATCCATACTGGTTAATATATTTAGCGATTGCATCGGCGTCCATTAATCTTTCCTCTCAACAGGAGGTGGTCTTGGTCTGTCTTTTTCTTGCGGTATGTTAAGCGCCGTTGACGCCAAATCATCAATTTTGGTGATGTCACATGACATAGCGGTAACGCGCTTATCAAGTTGCTTGATGATGCCTATTAGGCTTTTAATCTTCTCAAGCACACTATCGAGCAAAAATTTCTGCGTCAGGTAGACAAAATACATTCCGCCAGTCGCCGCCGCGATAGGGAATCCTACGTCCGAAGCAAACTGTAGGAATTCCATTATTTACTCGTCCACCAAGCAATAAAAGAAAATATCGCTCCAACGGTAAATACGATGCCTCCAATAAAGCCTTTGTAACGCGTTTGCTCGGTTTTCATCTCGTCAAGCGCGGCTATGATAGCGTCTAGCTTTTTCCCTCTGTCTTCAAACACTTCTTCTAGTGCATCAATGCGCTGTTCTACTTTAGCTAAACGGCAGGCTTCGTCGGGCATCTCGACCTCACTTCAAGAATCTAAGTTTATAAAGAACGGTAAAATAGGTTTCCATAATCCCATCAATCAAGTTTTGAATTGGCGTGTCATCTTTACCGCAGACTTTATAGCGGTTTTCATCAATCCACGTCACTTGTTTCTTTAAGAAGTCTTCAATATTATCGACATTTTTACTTCCGATAATCTCAAGGTCTTTAAGGAGCTGATAGCTGCCCTGATACGCCTCTGTAATGCCGTCCGCTTGCTCGATAATCTCATGGTAGAAGTCGTTTAGCGCCATGTGAGCGGCATAACTACGCGTCCGCAAATGCTCACGGTGCGCAACATCTCGTGCAAGGAATAATAAAGAGATGAAATGCTCCATTAAGCTACCTCAGCCCAGTTAATTGTTGACTCATCCCATCGATAGTATTTACCGTCTTGTGGATACGTTACAGGCGGTTGCCATGACATGGTGTCGATGTCACCTACCCATGAAGGGTAGGGCTTTCTAGCTTGATGCTCTGCTTGTTTATCCGCATTAAACTCAGTTTCAGTAAGCACTTTTAAAACGCCCACTAGCGTTGTGTCTGCATCATCATCGCACGTCCCGTAAAGCAGTGGCGGCTTAATAAGTAAACCTTCAGCATTTGACGCGATTGGAAAATCAGATTCATTTTGAAAGATAAATTGAAAGTTTTTTACGTTGGGTATTGCAGGCCCTGTACGCATTGGTGCTTCTGTGCAAAGAATACCCGTATCTGCGTCAATATTTGTTAATTGTATGTACATAATATTTCCTTTTTAAATGGGGATTCTGCGAACTGCTCTAACTGGTTGACCGGCGCTTTTAGTATTTCTTGTTTGGTCTCCATTACCTAAGTCTTGCCATGAGGCAGCGTTAAGATTATATTCGGAAGATGTCCAATAATTATCCGACGCAAACGCATTTGTTTCCCCAGTTCTAAAGCCAATACCCGCGCTTGTTTGAGCGGGGGACCCGCTTGTGTAGTTTGTGCTAACAGGTTCTGGTGATACCGCATTAGCATTTGAGCCTGAAGAAGTATTGTTTGCGAATGTAGTCGGTTTTAAAAAATAGTATAGCACTTCTAATTCATTTGTAGCAGGTAGATACCAATCGCTATAACCCCCTATTGTCAACCCTTCGCAAAACACTGCCGCTTGATATGACGCGCCAAGCGCAGCTAATGAAGCAGAGTTTGTCGGACCATTAATTACAGATGTAATACCTGTCACTGTCCCAACTACGCCCCACGCTCTACTTGAATTTTCACCAGATGCTTTAGGCGCAACTATTAGATAATGCGTAGCAACACCTCCGCCACCAACTGCTATTTGTCCAGCATAATACCCGCCACCAAATGCTTGCCCAATAGTTGTTGGCCCGGGCGCTTTATAAGTACCCCCAGTTAACATTTGTTGAATCCCGCTCATTAGGTTAACCCCGCGCCAGAAATAATCCAAGTTGTCGATGTCATTTTAAGTGCTGTCGCTGTGCCGTATTGCGCGAGTGAGCGTGTGCCTGTTGTACCCGTGCCAGCTAAATACATCGTGTCTGTTGTGATTGCGATACTTACCACTTGAGAAGTCATGTTAACAAACGAAATTGCTGTGCCAATTGGGTACGCCACTGAACCATTTGCAGGGATAGTAAACGTCCGAGCATTAGCGTCAGTTGAAGGGTGAAAAATATGTTTCCCTGCATCCGAAGCTACAAGCGTATAGGCGGCAGATTGACTGTTTTGCGGGATATTGATATACCCCACGCCATTTGTTCCATCAACCGTACAAGATGACAGCGTACCGCTAGAAGGTGTACCAAGCACGGGAGTGACAAGCGTAGGTGAAGTTGCAAATACATTAGCACCAGACCCCGTTTCATCTGTTAACGCAGCCGCTAAGTTAGCGCTGGACGGCGTTGCAAGAAACGCCGCTACGTTTGTGCCTAATGAAGCAGAAAGCACCACCTGCTCATAGCGCACACTGTCCCCAGCAGACGTGCCAGCGGCAAGACCTGTGAGTTTCTTAGCGTTCATTGGCAAGTTAGCTGACGGCGTAGACTGACCGTCACGCGTGATACAGTTTGTCAGCGCCGTTGCAATGTCACTGTTGGTTGTGTTAGTTGTTGATGATGAAATCGTTGTGCCGGTAACAACGGGGTTGCCAGCAGGCAGGTTATATGTCCCAGAGCCATTAAAAGCCATTATTGTTCCCCTTTATATGATGTGCGTGATTGCAATGCAGATAAGCCTTGACCTGCTAAACCGCTTGCGCCTATTCTAAGGTTTCGCTCGTCATAAGGCAAACGAGATTGCGCTCGTTCAATAGCGTTAGCAAATGCTTCCGACGACATAAGCTCTTTGGACAGCTTATCCGCAATTGCTTTGTCGGCTTGTTTAGTGACTAAACCATGAATCCATCTAAGTGTTGCACCTTCCGTTGTCAATTGATACGGTGTATGCGGCGTTGCCTCAGAAGCCATTTTCTTTGTGCTTTCCCCTATTCGACGGCCCGTCATAGCAAGCGCTTCAAACTGTTCTTGGTCATTAAGCACCGACATAATTTTCTCTACTGTACGTTTTAACGCCGGTTTACCTTCAGTTAAATTGTCCAACGCTTGCGCTGTGTCGTAAGGATGATTTGGAGCTTCTTTTTTGACTTTTTCAAGCATTGATTGAATACTAGCGGTTTCTTTAAAGTCTGCCAATTTAGCTGCACCTTCCTCTTTGCCATAAGTGGCTTTTAAAAGCGTCGCTATGCGTGAGTTTTCTAACGCTTTAACTGTCTTAGCACCTGCATTTTCAACGCCCGTTGTCATAGGCTCAAACGCATTATCAATGACTTGACGCGCCAATTCCGGTTTAGCTTCAGGCGTTAATTTGTGCAATATGCGCCCCATTGTGCGAACGTCTGCATTAACAGCTATTTTAGCTAAATTTTCAGGGTCAGTTGCGGCACTTAAGTCTTTAGCTGATTTGCTAATAATTCGCTGTTGGTTAGCTACCGATTCGTCAACCACTTTAGGAATTGCTTTAACTTGCTCACCAAGCGCTGCTTGTTTAGTTTCTGCACTACCAAAATCACGAACGAATCCGCTTAATCGGTCTTTAATTCCCGCGCTAGCCGGCGCAGAATCTAAAGTGGTTAACGCTTCGTTGTGTTTTTCTATAAAGTCTGCGCCTGCTTGACCACCTTTCTTTAACGCATTTCTAAATTTACCTTCAATACCAATTTCAATGGTCTGCATTGCTTCTGGGTCACTTCCAAACGCATTAACATAGTCCACTGCATAATCAGGATGTAGCGCTCTATCTGTTACTTCTGAAGGGTTAATTCTAGGGCGAGAAAACGTATTTTCTGTCGTTAATCTTTTAGCTTCACCTTCCATATATGGCGCGGCTACGGTTTCTCTAAATAATTTATTTGCGCCAGTAAAAGTTTCTCCCGCGCTTTCAGGTACGCCTTGCGCTATAGTCTGATTAATACCCGCTTCTAATTTCTCTAAATTACTTTTTGTTAAATTAGCTTTTGAATCAGTCGATTTATTTATGCTTCTAAGGTCGGCTAATATGGCAGACCGCAAATCATGCGCGTCTTTTAGCGTTCCTTCAAAAGGTAAATCGCCCGTTTTAGGATTAAGCGGCTTGCCATTAGCACCTAAAATTTCAGGCGCTTCGTTTTCTTTACCTTTAAGCGCTTTTAAAATTTCATGTACTTTAGGCGCAACATGGCGGTCAATTTCCGTAGAAAGGCTATTTTTAATGTCCCCCGCCGCATCAACTAAAGGTTGAAAACTAAACTTTTCTGGCGCTTGACTATAAGATTCTGTGTATAGCTTGCGTGGCTCTACGCGAGCGGCTGATTCCATCTCTGCTTTCTTTTCCGCAAGCGTTAAGCCAACATCACGTTGAGAAGGTTGAGCCACCGCGTTAACTATGCCTTGCTTAGCTTCTTCAAACCCTGCCTGTTGTATCTCTGCTTGCCGTAATAGCTCTGCTGTACGCGCCGCTTTAATGTCCTCAAGAGCGCCTTTTTGCGCAATTACCGCGTCGCGCACATTTTGAAATGGCATGGCTTTAGGCACATTGCTAACAGGCAATTCACTTTGATGAACAGCGTTAAGCGAGCTTTGTGCTTGATTAACTCTTGACGCTAAGGCTTCCGCTTCCGCTTTGCGTTTAGCTGTCCATTCAGGCGCCGTTGCTTTGTTAATTTCTGACGATTGAATGTTTGCTGCAAGGTCAGGAGATTGAATGTCCACTGCAAGTTGCTCTGGCGACATTCCTGCGCGTAATTTTTCAACTGCTTCAGGCGCATTAGCGCCACGCAAACTTTCTATAATTTTAGCATCTAAAATAGCTTGTCTGCCTGACTCATATAAAGGTTTACCTAACATCGCTACACCACGAGCAACAGGTGCTAAAACGCCTGACGTTGCGCCGACCAAAGCGCCAAACCCTGCATTGCCCATAGCTGAGCTATTAGGGTCAATTAGCTGTCCTGCCGCCGTATTCATTAACGCGCCAGCACCTACTTTAGCAATATAGTCTTTAGCGTATTGTTTTGACGGGCCTGTGCTAAGGCCAAACGATTCCGCTGCCGCTGCAACATTTTCAGGTAGCCTTGCCATTCTAGCGCCAGCGCCTGCTGCGCCACCAAGCGCCATTAAAGGCGCTGTTTCACCGCCGAATTCACCTACTTTAAATGGGAGGCTTTCTGGGTTTGCGCCCATTCCTTGAAGTTGCTGTTGAACTGCGGCTTTATATTCGTTAGCTTTTTCAGGCGACACGGCGTTAACTGTTTGCGCTGCGTTAACACCAATATTAGATACGCCTTGCGCTCCGCCAGCGTAAATATTACCTAGATTTTGCATCGTTGCAGACGGTGTATTGGCAACATATTCGCCAAACCGTTGAAGCGTTGACTTTTCTTCTGGTGGTGCTCCCAATGGCGCTTGTTCTTGAGACTTCCAATTAGATTTAAAATAGTCAAGCGCCTGCTCTTGAGTTGCTCCTTGAGGCGCATCTATTTCATATTCTTTACCGTCAGGCGCGGATATTACATAAGTAGCCATTTATTGCCCCTTTAATCTTATTGCCCATCCGCCTTGCCCTGCGGGTTGTTGAGGTGCTTCTTCTTTAGGTGCAAATTTTGTAAGATTATACCCTGCATAATCAAAATCTTTATTCGTCCCATGTTTATATGCACTTGCAAGCGTTTTAACTCGGCCGCCAAACAAACTATCAAACGATTGTACCAACCCTTTAAACTGCGCGGGTGAAATATTGCCGTTAAGTAGCGCCTTATAATCTTGACGGTCACCAAGCGCCGATGCTCCGCCAGCAGCTAATACCGCCGCTGCAATCTCTGGCGCAACCATTTGCGCCGTAGCACCAAATGTCGCTTGCGGTGCTTGCCCTCTTTCTTGGGCTATTTTGTTAAATATACTGTTTGCAGCAGGAATATCACCGTTTTCTAAGGCTTTATAGGCGTCTTTTAAAACGTCAATATGTTGCACAGCTGTTCCAATACGCATTATGTTTTTACCAGAATTCCCTGCCGAGCTAAAGTCCATCTCTGTTCTTTTTGCTGCGTTTGCTTCGCCAGTCCCTTTTACAATATCACTTGGGGTTATACCATTGGCTTCCTGCCAGCGTAAATACGCAGGCTGAATCTTAGTGCTTACGCGAGGGTTTATGCCGGACAATTGATTTTGATACATTTGGCTAAAAATAGCGTTTTGCTCTGGTGAGAATTGATTTGGCGCAGAAGCGCCGCCCATAGCACCGTTAGGCGGCATTCCTGTAGGCGCTCCAGTAGGCGCTCCAGTAGGCGCTCCAGTAGGCTGAGGTGCAACATTAACAGCAGGAGGTGCAGTGGTATTGCCAAATGGGACAAGTGTTCCGTTAGGGCCTGCTTTAAAATGTTGCCCAGTTTGTCTATTAAATGTAATAGGCTCTCCCGTATAAGGGTCTACGCCAGCAGACGCATAATGGTCTTGATTTCCACCTTGATTTTGTCTGGACGCGGCAACCAAAGCTGCGATTGCTTTTCGAGTTTCGTTACTTTCACTAGAAAGCGTTTCGCGGAGCGCGTTGGCTTCTTTAGCGCGAACATTTCTACCTTCTTCAGATATATCAAATTGTTCGCGTTTATCCGTTCTAAGCGCGTCTGCAAGCTCTTTTTGAGTAGCTCTAGTGTATCTGTTATTAGCGATAGATGTTATCGTAGGCGCAAGTTCTGGTGACGTTAAAGCCATTGCGGGTGCAAGTTGTTCAAACTGGTCGGGCGTAACATTTTGAGCAACATTTTGTTCTAAAGGTTTGGCAGGTACGGTTTGAGGTTGTTCTCCACCTGTAACAAATGCCGACGTTTTATCCCACCAAGAAGGTTTTTGCTCAGGCGTTCCAGCTTGCAATGCCATTTCTTCAGGTACACGAATACCTGCTGAGTTAAACATTCGCATAGTGGCTGCTGTTTTTTCACGCTCTGCTTTGTCTAAATCTTCTCTAGCGCCGCTTTCTTGATACGCGCCAATGATATTTTGCAACGCGCCAAGCGCGGCTCCACCAGTATTAGGGACGTACCATCCGCTAACCATTTGACCAGCCGCAATATTATCGCCTTTTTCTTGTAACTTACGAGCTAAAGCAATTCTATCTTTAGCACCAAGCACTTTTTCATCGTATAAACTAGCCACTCGCACCTCCAAATAGCCCATTCCATTTGTTTTGCAAACCTTTCATAAAGCTACCCTCGTCAGGTGTTTTAGCTTGCATCGCCGCAAATTGAGGGTCATATTGACCAAATTCATCCGCGTACTGCTGTGCGTCGCTTTTGCCAGCTTCTTTAATAGCCTGATAACCTTTGCCAAGCGCTTCCGCGTTCTGCATTATAGACTGCGCTGACGGTGCGGCATTGCCTTGGCGATATTGCGGTTGATTTCTAAGTGCAGCCACCAGCGCTGCGTGTTGGTCTTCACCTAGCATCATTACATTAACCCCAACATTGAATAATTAACCATTTTAAACCCACTTGGGTGCATAACGATAGCTTCTGGCATGACTTGTTCCACTTCGTCCGCCATAACGCCAGCAAACGGCTCACCCCACAAGTAATCCCATGTGTAAAGCCCAATGCCAAGAACGTGCGTACCAATGCGTTTAATGTTCTTTTTAAGCCTTCTGTCAGATTTAACCGCCGCGCCAATGCCCGCGCCGCCAAGCGCTCCCGCTGCACCAATCCCTGCGCTCATCATTTGCGCATTAGCCGCCGCTTGTGCATTATATACGCTCTGGTCGTATTGACCTTGTGCTTGCGCCGCACCTAACATATCCGCGCCTTGCCAGTTTGCTAACTGTCCGGGCTGAGATACGCCAACCGCAGGTAAATTAGCCGTATTAAGTTGAGCGCCTGTTCTTAGCGCTTGCAAAATATTAAGTGGATTCTGTTGAACCGCTTGATTCTGCGCAAGTTGCTGATTACTTGCCGCGTTACTCATTTGCCCGCTTTGCAATTGCTGATTATATAATTGTGAAAGCTGCTGGTTATTTAAGTTAGCGTTAGCCATAGCAGCGTTATATTGCTGCGTTTGCGCGTTATTTGTTGACGCTTGGTTGGTTGTGTCCATACCAAAGCGTTGTCCAACGGCTGTGTTTTGCGCCTGCATATCAGACAAATTTTGTCCGTATTGTTGTGCTTGCGCGGCATTTTGAAATTGTGCATTACCTTGTGCTTGGTTGTACGCTTGTTGTTGCGCCGCGTTAGCAAAGTTAGCTGAGGTGACATTTTGACCAAATTGTTGCCCTAATGCGGCGTTAGTAAGCCCCATATTAGTTTGTGCGTTGGCGTTGTTTTGCCCTGCTGAAGCGTTAGCTAATTGTTGCGCGGTAACGTTTTGACCAAACTGTTGCCCTAATGCTGTATTGCCAAATTGAGCGCCTTGAAGCCCCATGCCAAACAACCCTTGCGCCGCCGCCGTGCCTTGCCCAATCGCTTGATTTCGAGCGTCCGTGTACGCTTGTTGCTTTTGATTGTTAAAGTTAAACATTGCGTTGTTATACGCTTCACTACCGCGCGTAATGCCTTGGTTAGCCAATTGGCTTTCCATCTTTGCTTGGCTTTGCGCAAACTGTGGGTCAAGATACTGCGTATTCGCTTTGTATAACGCATCAACGGCTTGTTGATTAAGTAATGTTGGGTCTAACCCTAAGTTAGTTTGAATTTTAGCTGAGTTGTTTAACCCCGCTCCAAGACCACTAGCCTGCTGATTAGCGCCAGATTGCGTTAAAATTCTATCCCCGTTATTATCTACAACATATTGCTCTACCCCGTTTACGGGGCCAATAGACGTTCTCATTTGACCGGCATTACCTACGCTGCCCTGCAAACCGGAGGTATCTAATCCACCGCCAACAAAGTCAGGCGCATTAACGTTTGTCGTCATGCGGTCAGCGGTAGATTCAGGGCCACCTTGAATTGCAATTTCTGGCGCAACCCCTTGCGAAATGGCTTGCTTAACTTTATCAAGCCCAGTCAACGCCATTTTAGATAAGCCTAATTGCGTAGCTTGGCTTTGATTAAATAGCTGTTGGTCGTTAGCACCTAATGTTTGAGTTTGGCTCCATTGCTGAGGGTCATACGTTTTAACAAAGTCTTTAGGCAGCCCTTTTCCCGCATAATAAGTATCTTTTTGCTTTTGCGTTAAAGAAGACATATCAAAAGGCATACTGCCTTGAGAATCAGGTTTTGCAGGGTTTATATAAGTTACGCCAGTTGATGTGCCAGTAGGCGAGTACGCTCCTGTTTCTGCATCATAAGTAAATTGCTGTGGGCCAACTTGATTGGTCATGTTGCCATATTGCGCTGCAATAGACGCGTTTTGGTTTCCTGCTGCCGTTTGTTGCGCGGCTAATTTATAGTCTGGCGCTGGCGGAGGTGAAGGTGTACACATGGATATTCCTCGTTAAAATGTATATGTCATGTTTGCGCAAGTGTGTTTAAAGCCCATTCGCTCCCACAACTTTGCAACGCGTAAATCGGTCATCGCGCTAACATTTAGACGTTTCACTCCACGGTTGCGTAGGTCAATAAGTCCAAAGCGTACTAAATTCTTACCGATGCCTTTTCGATGTTCTTTTGTAATGTAAAGCGCGTCTTCTTGCGCTATTAAGTCCATATTGTGCATATCGTTTGTTATATAGATTGCACAATGGCCTACTGGTTTGCCATCTAACCGCGCAACATACATGATTAAATAGCCTGCATGGCTAGCTTTCAAATATTCATCAAGCCGCCAATTAAACGGCGAAAAGTTTATATCTTGCTTTACTAAACGCTCAAGCATTTCACTGTAATGTGCCCGAAATAACGGCTCAAATTCTTGCCAAATATCGTGGAACTTTTCTATGCTGTAAGTGTACTCCATTATAGTACGCCTCCGCCTTCAAATACATAGTCTGTTGCATAGTAGCGAATATCAGACGTTTTACTTGATGTTCTGATTCTAAACGTGCCGTAATAGCCCATGCCCGACGCCATTTGCCAACGTGAGAACGGCATGATGTTTCCGCCCCATTGTACATTGTCCCAAGTGCCAGAATCCCAAACGCCTGCGTTGGTAGCAAGAAGGTTATAGGGTTGTGGTGGTTGAGAATCTAAATCAAAGTTAAGGTTAATCTGACCGGAAAACGCAAACGCATAATCGTAGCCCATTGACACTTTAGCCATCGTCCAACGCTTAATCTGACTTTGACTGCCAAAGGCAGAAAAAGCAGGTAAAAGGTCGGTATTGATGACTTCGCCATTATCAGTTGGCCCATCCCAAAATTTAAAGACTTTGCCGCCTTGTCCGAAATACATTACGTTGTTAACAAACGCCCAACAGGTAGCATTAACGCCTGTAAAACGTGACCATGCCCCGCTAATGGTGTTCATAACGTATTGGTCAAACTGCGTTGAACTGATTGGTACGTTAATAAACAGCATATTATTAGGTGGGCTTAACACGACTTGCCAACCGTAATTTCCTGCATATGCTACGGTTGCATCAGTAATACGTTTTTGTATTTTGTTTGTGATAGACGTTTTGACGTTAACACGGCTAGACATTAACCACTGTGACAAAGGAACTAGGCCATCTTTGTTTAGCAGTAATATGTCACCCCCGAACTTAATTGTGCAACTGCGTCCTACGGGTGAACCACCATAATACACGCCATTAAGCGACCATGTATCGGCTGACGCAGGGTTTGTTCCGCTATAGACGGCAATCTCACCTACCGTAGTAATGACGACAAAATAGTCATCCATACCGTTACCGGCGTCAAGCGTCCATGTTTCAATCTTAGCAATACTGCCGCCATTGATAAACAAAGGTGCAAAGTCAAAAGAAGTTGCTGTGCCAGCAATCGAATCAGTCGCTAAATACCAGCATTTCATGCTGTCTTTTTGGACAAACCACGCTCTGCGATGATGCACTAAAACGCCAACAAGTAGGCTTGTGTCAACGCCTGTGATAGCGTAAGGTGTTGATACGTCCGTCACTTGTTGCCATGTTGTGCCGTCATAGAGAAGCATATAATCTTCGCCATTCACAGCAAGCGTAAATGTGCCGCCTGACGTTGATACTTGACCAAAATACCATCTAGCGTTAGAAAGCCCTGTAACAACTTCAGTTGGCGCGGTAGGTGTTTGCGCCGTTACGTTCCACACACTGCAATCGCCAGCGTCGTCAGCTACCGCAAAGACACGCGAAACGCCATCTTGCCCGTCATAGGTGATAAACGATTCAATATCGCCCGCTATGCCACTTGACCACAATGTGTAGCCTTTGCGTGACTGCAATTCAGTAGGCAAACAAAACCAGTTATCGATGATGACCGCCTCATTAGGCGACATCGCGGCTAATTGATTGACCGCATTCCACCCGCCAATTGGCGCGGTGACAGTGACGGTACCTGAAGTTTGGCGTTTAGGACGTAGCATTTAGTTACCTATTTAGGATACGAAAAACCGTATCTTTACGATGTAGTGTTGCCATAACCCGTATCCGGTATATTGTTCTGAGTGAGTAGTATATTTGGATAGCGTGGCGCGAGGGATAGCGTATCTGCGCCGCTTTCCGCTGCTTTCCATTTCTCCAGCTCACGAGTGTAATCTTGAAGCACTGCTGTGGTGTCAAAGCCTTTAATCTCAAACAATTTGAGTTTTGTGCCAAGCACCATTACACGGTCTGGAAACAGCGTTGTGTCAGTATCAACCGTTAATCGTGTCTTAGGTGTTCCGTCAGCCGCTACAACCCATGCGTTAGAAACGTATTCGAAGCCCATTACTAGCACTGCGGTAGGCGCAGGCCAGATAGTGAACTTGTTACCCATCATTCTAAAGCGCATACGAGGGCCTGTCGTAACATAGCTTGCTTTAAGCCATTGCCATTCTTGGGCGTCTTTAGGCCCGATAATTGACCAACGATTTGATTTATTGTATTGGGTTTTGTCTACCATCCGCGCGAAGTCGCTAGGCATTGCATACTTAGCTTGGCTAAATGTAATGGTAATGCCTGTTGCAGTGGCAGTAGCAGGAATAGAAGTTGTGGCCGTTGTTGTACCAACAAAAGTGACAAAAGTGTCTTGTGACAACCCTTCGCCAATGGCCATAAAATCAGTCGATAACCCTGTTACTGACGACAAATTGGTAATGGTGGTTGAACCTTCAGTAACGTCCCCCGTATATTGATAGTAAACCGTTTCAAAACGGTATTCTGCTGCTAAGGCTTGCCAGTCACGCTCAGTTGATAGCGTGTCGCCTGTACGGTTCATCAGCGCTTGAATTTGAAGCACTTGAGGGTCTGTTGATGTCGCCACTTGCGTGGGGACAGGCAAACCTATTTCTAAACAGACATCTTGAACATTCGTAAGTAGGTTTGCCATGCGTTTTATTCCTTAACGGTTCTAACTCTTTTGACTTCAGGTGGTTGTGCATCCATCAAAATTTTCATTTGCGCTTGAAGCTCTGCAATTTGGTCAGATTGAGCTTTAATTAGTTCATCAGCGTCTATTTTACCACGATTTAAAAAGGCTTGTGCTTTATTGCGAAGTTGTGTGCCGCCCATAATACGGATAAACGCCGCGTCAGGTGCGCCAGCAACTTGTTCAATATATCTAAACCCTTGGTAGGCTAGCTCAATGCGGAGTGTTTCGGCAATTTCTGGCCATTCCTCCATTGGCGTACCTTTAATGTCTTTTAAGCCTTTATAGGCTTGCCATTGCCGTGCAAAACGGGCTTTGTGGTTATCGTCGGCAATCGTGTCAATTGACAGTGATTTATCGCCGGGTACATTGATTCGGATAAAGTCGTATTCTTGCCCATCGTGCGTTCCAATGTAGAATGAAACGTCTAAGTAAGCATCGCCGCCGGTATCGCCGACATAAGAAAGTTGTTCGCTCATATTTAATCCTAGTTAGTTGGCGGTAAGCCGTCTAGCTTACCGCCTTAAAAATTATACTACTTGACCTTGGTGGAATGGACGGTTGATTTGAATCAACGCCAAGCCAGAGCTAGGAGTACCTGTTGTGGTAGATACTTTAGCATTCAAGATTTGCTCACCATTTACTTGAGCATCGTCAACGCTGCCCGGAGTTGCAGCTAACGCATAAACGTCAGCGCCAGCAGTCATTGCATTAGGTGCTTTAACAGCCGCGACACCAGAAATTTGATACCAGCCGTATTGTGATGCCACGTTAGCTGACATTGCTACAGCAACTGGGCCAACACCGCCAGTAGCAGGTGCTAATGCAGTTGTGGCTAAGTAAGAGTCATAATCAACTAATGAGCCAACAACAGTTGATGCAACGCCTTTCAAATAAATGAATTCACCAGCGCCGTAAGTTGGGTCTACCGCAGTAACGATAGTGCCTAATGCGTGGTTCTGTGTGGTATCAGTAAGCGCGATACCTTGAAAACCCGCTAAAGGGGTCGTAATGTTATAAGCCATGAATGCCT